TTGCGAATGCAAATGACAGTTTATCTGAATATTATAATAATATAAAAGAACATTTAAAAACTAGAACATGGAAAATGGGCACTAGACAGGAAATGAATGAATTGAGTGAAGAGGAAGAACAAGCGATGAGTGATGAAGATATTATGGATTACCTTAGAGGAAATCGAACTTTACATTAGACTTATTCTCTTGAAAACCGAACACGGTTATTATAACAAGGGTTACGAAAAAAGTCAAGTCAAATGCTAAAAAAAATTTAAAATAATTTGATAATCCAGACAATATATGATATAATAATAACATTATGAAAAAGAAATCTGAACATTATGTAGATAATAAACAATTTCTACAAGCTATGATAGAATATAAAAAGTCATGTGTTTTGGCTGAAAGTAAGAACGAGCTGAAACCTCCTGTATCAAATTACATAGGAGAGTGTTTTCTAAAGATTGCAAATCACTTATCATATAGACCGAATTTCATTAACTACACATACAAAGAAGAAATGATTTCTGATGGTATTGAAAACTGTTTACAATATGTTAGCAATTTTAATCCTGATAAATCAAACAACCCTTTTGCTTATTTTACCCAGATAATTTATTATGCGTTTATTCGTAGAATACAGAAAGAGAAAAAACAACAAACGATTAAAAGAAAACTAATATTAAAATCTGGATTTGATGTAGAAACAGCAACTAACATTGATGATAAAGCATATCAAGATGCTTACATAGAGTATCTTGCAAAGAATATGTTAGTAACCGAAGATGATGTAGATAAACCAAAAGAAAAGAAAGTTAAAAAGAAAAAGAAAGCAAAAACACTACTTGAATTTTTTATGTAATTATGAAAATAGCTTTATTAACCGATACCCATTTCGGTGCGAGAAACGATAGTCCAGCCTTTAGTAAATACTTTTATAAGTTTTACGATGAGATATTTTTTCCGTACCTAAAAGAACATAACATAACAAACCTAATTCATTTAGGTGATATTGTTGACCGAAGAAAGTTTATTAATTTTAAAACTTCTCACGATTTTAGAAAAAAATTCATGTTAAAATTATGGGAAGAAAAAATAGATACACATATAATCATCGGTAATCACGATACTTATTATAAAAATACAAATGATGTAAATGCTGTCGATGAGTTATTAACAACTTATGATGGTATTCACGAACCACACATATACACAAATCCTGAGGTAGTAGAGTTTGATGGTATGAGAATACTAATGTTACCTTGGATATGTGCAGACAATCGAGTACAATCAATGCAGGCTTTACAACAAGAAAAAGCAGATTTGATTTGTGGTCATTTAGAGATACAAGGTTTCACTATGCACAACGGTATGGTGAGTCAAGGTGGTTTAGATACGAAACTATTTAAAAGATTTGAAAAAGTTTATTCAGGTCATTTCCACCATAAATCTGACGATGGTCATATACATTATTTAGGTTCTCCTTATGAGATGGTGTGGAATGATTACAAAGACCCAAAAGGTTTTCACATATTAGATACTGAAACTAGAGAACTTGAAAGAATTGTAAATCCGTTTACGATGTTTGAAAAAATATATTATAATGATGAAAAAGAAAAATATGATAATTTTGATTACACACCTTATCAAGATAAAATTATAAAAATAATTGTAGATAAAAAAACAGACTATTATATGTTTGACCAATTTGTTGATAATTTTTATAAGAAGATAAATGTAACAGATATAAAAGTCATAGAAGATTTTTCTGATTTAGACGCATCAACGGTTCAAGATGATATCATAGAAAAAGGTGAAGACACTTTAACCTTGATGAATAATTACGTTGACCAATTGTCCACACAATTAGATAAACAAAGATTAAAAACATTTTTAAGAACATTATATACTGAGGCCGGTGATATTGAATTATGATAGTATTTAAAAAAGTTAGATGGAAAAACTTTCTATCAACTGGTAATAATTTTATAGAGGTTAATTTAGACAAACATCACACAGCACTTATTGTCGGTGACAATGGTGCAGGTAAATCTACCATTTTAGATGCCTTATCATTTAGTTTATTTAACAAACCATTTCGTGCAGTTAAGAAAGACCAACTAGTAAATAGTATAAATTTAGGTGGCACTGAAGTAGAGGTTGAGTTTCAGATAGGTTCTAAAGAATATAAAGTTTGTAGAGGTATCAAACCAAACAAGTTTGAGATTTATGTTGATGATGATATGATAAATCAAGATGCAACTATTATGGATTATCAAAAACATCTAGAACAAAACATACTAAAGATTAATTCAAAAACATTTAATCAGGTTGTGGTTTTAGGGTCATCATCTTTTATACCTTTTATGCAACTTAAAAACAGTTTCCGAAGAGATGTAATCGAAGAGATTTTAGATATCAAAGTTTTTTCTATTATGAATATTCTTGCAAAACAAAAACAAAAAGAATTAGATGAAAGTATAAAAGAACTAAAAAAAGATATTGAAGTTACTGGTGATAAAATTCTTACCCAACAAAAATATATCAAAGAGGCAGAGAAACAAACACAAACATTAATCAGTAATTTTGAAGACCAGATAGATGATAACAAAGCACATATTACAACATATGAAAAACAAAAGAATGAACTATATGCAAAGATAGAAAATAAAAGAAATAGTATTAAAGACGAAGCTGATACAAGAGCTAATTTAACAAAATTACAAAAGTTTGAAATACAGTTAGAAGATTTAGTAAATAAAAAAAGAAAAGATAGAAACTTTTATCAAACAAATGAAAATTGTCCGACTTGTAAACAATCGATAGATGAAGAATTTAAGAATGATATATTAGAAAAAACTAATAATAAATTAAAAGAGGTTGAAGAGGGTTTACTTGTTATGAATAAAAAAGTTATTTCTAATCAAAAAAGAATTGATGAAATAACCTCAGTATTTGAAGATATCAGATTGTTAGATATTAATGTTGCAAAGTGTCAACAATCTATTGATGAATTAAAAAATTACACTAGAAGAATAGAAACTGATATACAAAAATTAAAAGATAAAAAAAGTAATGCTGATGAAGCACATACAATGTTAGAAAAACTAGTCAAAGAAAGTAATGACCAACAACAACTTAATACACAAAAGATAGAAGAGTCTGATTACATACAAGCGGCTAGAGTGTTGTTACAAGATGATGGTATCAAAACAAAAATTATCAAACAATATTTACCTATAATGAATCAACTAATAAACAAGTATCTTGCAAGTATGGATTTCTTTGTTAATTTTAAATTAGATGAAGAGTTTAACGAAAAGATAAGGTCACGATTTAGAGATGAATTTAGTTACCTATCATTTAGTGAGGGTGAGAAGATGAGAATAGATTTGGCTTTACTATTTACATGGAGAGCTGTTGCTAAAATGAAGAATAGTGTATCAACAAATCTATTAATACTTGATGAGATATTTGATAGTTCACTTGATACAACAGGAACAGACGATTTCTTAAAAATACTTAATACGTTAAAAGATGAAAATGTTTTTATCATATCACACAAAACAGATATTATGATGGATAAATTTGCTAATCAAATACACTTTGAGAAACACAAAAACTTTACAAGAATATACGAACCATGGCAGATACAGTAATATTAGAGTCTAAAAATAAAGGACAATATTATCAGGTTTTAGATTTAAAAGATTTACAACCTATGGCACCATTAGAAACAAACACATATTGGAAAGTATGGAAAAGTATAAACAAAGTAGGTATGATAAATCCTATCGTTGTTCAAGATATTAAAACAATATCAGGTATAGATGGTGATTTAAAAAAGATTTCGGCTATGAAGATAGATGAAAAATGTAAGTATGCAATATGGGGTGGTAACAATAGATATCACTTTGCACTTGATAATAACTATGAAAAGATTAGCTGTTTGGTTGCACCCAATGATGAAATAAGAAGTCAATTAGTAGATAATTTGTTTATGGAAATTACGGAGATGAAATAATGAGTGAAGAATATACTATATTAGCAGAAGAGTGTGGAGAACTAACTCAAGCTTGTTGTAAAAGAATACGATATGGTGAGGGTGAAGAACAAAGAAAAAAGTTAGTAGAAGAGGCCGGTGATGTTTTGTTTATGATAGATTATTTGGTAAAACAAAATGTTTTCACTTATGAAGAATTACATGCTCGAGGTCATATTAAAAAAGAAAAACTTAAAATATATAGCGATTTAGAATTATGACATTTACACCTTACACAAATAAAGACGTACAAGA